GTTATCGGATAGTACAGGAGCGGTTAGTTCTTCTCCTTCATCATCGTATGTTCCTTCGGTTACGACTATGTGACCGAGTCTTACGATTGAGTGAGGGTGTGTAGGGTTACCTTCTTCATCAACACCTAAAGCATTGATTTTTGCACTTGCGGCAGCCTTGCTACCGAACTCGTACTTACGCAATTTTTTCATATTCTTTATTTGTTAAATCGTGGTTAGTGCTGCTAATTCTTCGTTTGATAGTCGTGTATTAAATACTAATGACTGCTTTACTTCGTTTCCTAAATTGATGTTACCTGAAAGAGTAGTAAAGTCTACTCTATCAACAGCAAGAGTACCAAGTCCAGAAGCTGAACCAGTGGCTATTTGTGTACCATTGACATATAAAGCGTAGTCTCCATCCTTATATGCCATAGCTATTTTACAAGTTGAACCAACTGAAAGAAAACCCGAAGATGTCCCTCCTATGAATTGATTTGAACCATTAAACACTACACCATTGATACGAGAATCGTTTTGTTGGAAATAGATTTGATTTGAACCACTACTATTTTTTAAGTTGAATACACGAGAATAAGAACCGCTTGTGATAGCATTAATTTTTATTTCTGTAAATATCGTTCCTTCCGTTTGACCAAAGTAAGATGTGCTTGGTGATGCAGTAAGATTCAAGTCTTGATTCCTCGTCACACTCGTACCATAGGTAGGTATGTAGGATGTTGCGTAGGTTGTTCCGCCTCCTGCTCCGTTATCCTCAATTTGAAATCCATAAATGTATGCTCCTGAAGTTCCATCTCCATTCCATACAGAATCGTTATCTCCTTCAGCTAAATACAATCTTGCTTGACAGGTAGTATCACCTCCTAAATCTGCTACGATATAAATACGATACCATCCATTACCATAGTCTACTATATCATAATCGCTCATAGAGGCACTACCGCCACTACTTGAGGTTCCTTTTGTTCCATTAGAAATGTTAAACCACGCTTGTGTTTGGTCACTAACCGAAGTATCAGTAAACATCAATGCAACCCAATTCACTTCATCTGCCTTAACAAATGCACTTATAGTATAATCAGTAGATGCAGTTATCGTAATGTTTTGAGTCTTTATAAGATGCGAAGCACTTGCCGTACTATCGCTCACTAACTTGTAAGCATTATCTAACCCCTCTGGAGAAGTATGTCCAAAGTCTAATGAACTTCTTGTAGTAGCAAAATCATCAAAGTATTCACTATGTGGTAAGATGTTTCGTCTCTGCGGCTCTAACAGGAGCGCAGGACACGAACTATCCGTATAATCTAATCTTGGTACATTGTCTGTAATACCTCCCTCTACGGCAGCAGTAGTTGTTTCTATATAGTCTCTTGCTACAAGTCCCTGCTCAATTTGGGCATCTTGGATGTAAATGTTTCCTGCGGTTGATTGATTCCAATCGGGATAAATCTGCAAACTTGCAGAACTCATAGACATCGTGATAGAGCATCTATACCAACCGCCTCCAATATCTTTAATAGAAGTAGCAATAGGAGAACCACTTGTAGTAATCAAACTACCATCCGACAAATTAAATCTTGCATATATATTTGTTGCACTATCCCTTAAAGTTAATTGGGTTAATGTTCCTGCTTTAGCATATGCACTAAATGTATTAACTCCGCTCGTAGTAACCGATTGTATTAAATTTGTAAATGCAGCAGCACTTTTGCTTAACAACCAAGCATCACTTGAACCATCATATCCACTTTGGCCGTTTGTTAAAGTCACATTAGTTTTGCTCCAAGTAGTATCAAAACTATTACTCTGCAAGAGCAGGTTTTGAGTCTCCTTCTCTATATTACCATCTGCATTAACCCTTGTTGCAGCAGTTGACCTTGAGAAAGTAAAATCACCATCTCCATTAACAGGCTTTTGGCTGAAAACTTTTGAAGTCTTTGTTCCTGAAGGAATGAGTACAAGACTCGCTTTATCGTAAATGCTCATATCTTATAAAGTTGTTAAGGCGATACACTCGCTATCAGTTAATGCCGTAGGGAATACAAGTGCTTGTCTGTTTGTTGTTCTATTTCCCGTGTCTGTAATTGTCCGTAGTTGTCCAATCAATAAATCATTCCAACCCGATTGAAAGGTTGTGGTATTTGAAATACTGGCTTTTAAAGCACCATTAACAAATAGCTTTAATGTGGAACTTTCAAAAACTCCTACTATTTTAACACTCCCCTCGCTAACGCTATTTGGTGATGCAACAGCAACATCACTTGAACCCGACCTTGCGTTCAATGTTGGAATGCCAGATGAAACATACATAGATGCATAGCTTACATTGTCGGATGCGTTTAAAAACGACATTAAGAATTCAGAACCTATTGATTTAATTATAGATTCAGTATATAGAGTGAACGGATAAGATGTAGGTAATGCACTTGAATTATTTAATAAACAAGTTTCAACTACACGAGTCACACTCGTCCCATAGGTAGGGATATATGAGGTAGGGTAGCTGCCTTGTTCAAGTTGTGCGCCATAGATGTAGATATTTTTTCCATTGGCTGCACCAGCACTACCATAAAAAACACTACTTGTGCTTGGTGTAACATTAAATGCCAACTTACCTGTTAAGTCACCTGCATCAATGGTAGCCGTTATATAACACCGATACCATCCGTTCCCGTAATCGTCAATACTTGCCCCCGTAGTTGGAGTAGTACCATTATCTAAATCAAAGTATGCTCCATTATTAGAAGAACCTGTAAAGCCGTCAAGAAATAAACGCAAGTATTGTTCTGTTCCTTTTTTAGCAAATATAGACAAGGTATATGAACCTGCACTTGGTACAATTATATCTGGCGTAGCAGTATAAATTTGAGTTTGTGTGCCATCTCCTTCTATTAAGGCAGCATTGACAATCCCTTCGGGAGATGTTGTCTCATTTGCAGTATCAGCACTTCCAAAATTAATATACCCACCTATGTATTCACTATTTGTTACCAAATTTGTCCGTTGAGGCTCAAGTAAAAGAGAAGGACACGAAGCACTATAATCTAAACGAGGCATATCCTCCAAGATACCTGACTGCGCTGCGCTTGTCCCTGTTTCAATGTAATCAGTAGCTACCAAGCCTTGCTCAAATTGAGCGTCTTGGATTACTATGTTTCCACTTGTTCCGCTTGTGTCATTGTTTCCATCTGCTGGATATACACGAAAAGATGTTGAGCCGTTATAAATTCCAGAAACCTCACAACGCCACCAACCCGTATTACCTACGGCTTCAATTTTTGTTGAAATTGCAGTACCTATATTACTTCCCGTAACTCCATTAGAAAGGTCAAAATAACCTCCATAAACACCGCCGCCGCAATTTATGTATAACCAATTTAATGAACCCGCTTTAGCGTAAATTGAAATAGTTTGTACGCCTACAAATGTAGTAGTTTGATATAAAAATTTATTTGCACCAGCCTTGTTTAGTAGCCACGCATCACTTGAACCATCGTATCCGATTTGTCCGCTCGTTACAGATGCAGTATTAACCGCCCAAGTAGTATCAAACTGATTTGATTGCAGCAAGAGATTCTCTCTACCCTTCTCAATAAGACCATTAACATCTACCCTCGTAGCAGCAAGATTTGAACCCCTACTAAAAGTGAAGTCCCCACTACCATCAGTAGGTCTAATACTATACAACTTACCATCTTTGTAGGCACTTGGTATCATCGCCAACGAAGCATCGTCAAATAATTTACTCATTATAATAATTCGTTTAATTCGTTTATGGTGCAAGTCCTTGCCTCCGTAGAACCACTGGCCGTTACAACCCTCAAGTCATAAGCATCAAACAGTACCCTTCCACCATCAGCATCTCCCATAGCCTTAATAGCCTTGTTCACACACTTCGGGGATTCTACTATAGCACCATCTAATTCCGCTCTCTCAATAAAAGATTTAACGATAGCCAACAGCCTACCGATAGCCTTTCTTGCTATAAGAGATATGCTGTTAATTAAACCCATTTAGGAAGCTTTATATGCGATTACTTTTCCACTTGCTACAGCAACACTATCAAATCGTCCAAAGACAATAGTACCCTCTGTAAGGGTTACTGAAGTTAGTGCATCACCAACAGTCGTAGTAGTCGTTACCACACTGTCTTCCAATGCTTGAATAGAACGGAAGCTCTCTCCCGCTGTAGAAGAATCTCCACCTGATAGTAAGCGAAATCCGTAGTCACCTGTTGCGGACTGGTAGAAGTTACCTTCCTTTACAATAGTTTCGTATGACATTTTATTATTGTTTTAAATTGTATAATTCTGTTATAGTGCAATCTCTTGCCTCTGTATCTCCACTTGCTAATGCTACACGAGCATCGTAAGCATCAAATAATTGTCTGCCAATATTAGCTATAGGAGATGTTCTTATCTCTTCTGCAACACAAGAATAAGATTCTATGGTAGCTCCGTCATCAAGAACACGAGTACCAAAGTTATCATAACCTATCTCCGTAGAAGAGCCTTGATAACCACCGCTTTTAAAAAGGTAAACCTTTCTTCCAGTATCAGTAGTTATGGCGTTAGATAAATAACCTGTACCTCTATAGCTGTAAGCCATTAATTAAATATTGTTTGGTCAGTAAACGGAGTCTTATCATCAAGAACCAAAGAAGCGATACCGCTCTCAGTGGTTAGTGTGATATTGATATTAGATTTCTCCGAAATACTCGTGCCACTATTAGCCTCGTAGTTCATCGTTAAGCCATCCATCCATCCCGATATAGTAACACTCTTGTTATTATGTACAAGAACAGCTACAATGTCTTCTCTGCGGCTCATATAGTCAATCTGATTGACCTTATTGTCAACAGAAGGAATCTGAACAACTATGTTCGTAGTTACTACACCGAGTCCGTTTGAGATATTCTTGTTCTCATCAAAAGAAGTTACACCGTCCTTGATGTTGTGTTCAAAGACAACAGTGTTGTTAGTGTCCACTTGTGTCACAACAGTTTCATCAAGCGGGTCAAAAGTGATAGTTAAGTCTTTCTGTAATAAAAGAATTACTTTTTCAATACCACCTGTAACACGCTTGTTACAATTGATATCAATATCACTTAGTAGTATGGAGCAATTAAAAGCCATAATTAATTTTTATTACATTGAAAATTCAAACTCAACAACAACCTCAGCTTCAAAAGAGAAACCAGAAGGATATCCTGTATAAGGAGTCCCTGTTTGACCGTATCCAATATAAGGGCTATAGTAAATACGTCTGTTTCCGTTAGCATCATTTATATCTTGCCAAACATTGTTAGAAGCAGAACCACTTAATTGCTGATACAAAGTACCATTTTTCATATAGTGACTTGCGTATTGCGTACTATTGCCTGCATTCACAAGTGCAGAATAAGAGTCTAAAGGTCTTAATTGGTTATATTCGTTTACAGAAAATGTAGCTCCATTACTTCCCAAGCTTATAATTCTAATATATCCGAAAAGCTGAAATAGCTGAGTTGCAGTAAGACCCATTAAAGTAGAAGACCTTTGAGACACTGCCCCAGTTAAATCACCTGCTGGCACGTTTGTCTTAACAGTGATGTTTTTAAGTCTTACTTTATTGTAGGTATTAAATTCTGCAGTATCAAACCAGTCGTTTGTTGCAAGAGGAGCATTTAAAACATCGTAAGGACCTGTTGATGGGTAGTATGTTGTTTTATTAGAATTCAACAAAGGAGCTGAATAAGAGTACGTTCCACCATCATTAACTGTGCCGTCTGCTGTTAAGTTTACAGAAACTGTTTTTGTCACAGAATTACTTGATGTAGGCGTACTAACACTCCAAACACCAACATTAGGGTTCTGTACACACACAATGCGGTACAACTGACCATCCTCGGGGATAGAGTAACCCTCACCATCGTTAAGCCCTAAGATGCTGTCTGTAGCACTATAAGGAAACACAGTGATGCTTCTATCAGAAGTGTTTACTACGTTGATTACAAGCCCTAATTCGGGTTGTGGTAGCTTAACAGCAATGTTGTTAGAGTCCGCAGAAGTCACAAGGTTTACTCCCGCTGTAAGCAATGTTGCTCCCGCTAAAGAAGTACCACTTGCAGCAATAGTCGCTTGAGTCTGTACAAGCTTATTTACTTGTAACTCGTCTAAAGTTAGTGAGGTAACGTCTTGACCATTACCATTTTGAAGAGTCCCTTGCGTTGGAGTACCAGCAGCATCACCTATCGTTAATAGGTTGCCATAAGTAGACTCAATAGTTTCGTTAGTTAAATTCATTTACCCCCAGTTAATATTGTTGTTAGACCAAATTTCATTGTGATTAACCCAAAGTGTTCCAAGCTTAATCAAAGACTGGTCACTCGTAGCTATGGATGATTCCCAAGAAGTTCCTTTTAAGGTTACATTTATACTTGAGGCATCTGTTATTGAAGCACCACTTGATGCCGAGTAGTTCATATCAAGACCTCGTATCCATCCGCTTATAGTTGCTGTTCCATTGTTGTGCATAAGAACACAAACTATATCGCTCCTATAAGACATCTGCTCAACCTTTGAAGCTCTGCTATCTATAGCAGGTAGCTTTACAAATATCTCAGTTTCTATAACAGGTACGGTTAAATTCGTTTGTTTAGTTTCTGAAAAGTATGTAGCCTTGTCCTTTGGGTTATGCTCAAATGTTACAAAGTCTTCTAAGTTGGCATTTAAAAGAACTGTCTCCGCTGATGTATCAAGTGTCAAACTTAAGTTTTCTTTTAAGCCTAAATACACTTTCTTGATTCCTCCTGTCAAACTATTAGAACAGTTGGAGTCTATATCACTCAATAAAACAGAACAATTAAAAGCCATATTTTTTTTAAATAAAAAGGGGCGAGGTTTTCGCCTCACCCCCTTGTTGTAATTTACAAGATTTGCTATTAAGTAGTAGCAAGAATAAAGTCAGCAGAAGAGATGCTGTAAGACAAGCCAAGCTCATCACCTGTTAGAGTGAGTTGGAAGCGGTTCTTTTCAGAACGGCCAGTTCCAGAGTTAGCGTCAACAGTTCCTGCGTACAAGCCGTAGTCCAAACCACATACGTGGAAAGTTCCAGCAGCAGTCTCTACAAGAGCAACCAACTCAGCACCACCTTTAGAGATGTCGTTAAGCTTTGTGATTTTGTCAGCAGTCATTTTAGGAAGCTCTACAGATACAGTTGGTACAGTTGATACTACACCATCAGCAGCTACAGTTTTTACTTCACTGAATACAGAGAAGCCATCCTTGTTGTTAAAAGAAATTTGTGATACTCCACTTACAGCAGTAGCAGCAGTAATCGCACGGTCAGCAGCGTCCAAAGTCAATGCAGCAATAGCATCGGTTCTGTTAGCAACGTGCAATTCTACGATACCACCAATTGCAACATCGTCACAAGAGTAGGAAATATCAGCAAGAGTTACATTACAAGCCATTTGTTATAGGTATTAAAGGAAGGGCGCAAGGCCCTTCCGTTAGTTATTTAATTATGCGAAGTCTTTTGCGTAGACAATCTCTTCACCTTTAAGGTAAGAGAAACCTAACTTGAACTGTCCCCAAATCTTGTCAGAAGATAGTTCAGCTTCGTACTTCATATCAATTGCGCGAACGTCATTGTACTCGTCAGTCAACATTACGATGTTCTGAGCAGCAGCAATCATAAATTCGTTAGCAGGCATAGATGGGAAGTGAATAACTTCCATACCGTAGTAGTTTGGCACACCACCTTCTACAACACCTTGTGGAGTAGTAGTGTAAAGACCAGCGATAGCGATTTGGTAGTGTTGCATAGCAGCAGTTCCCAAGAAGATGGCAGGTTTGAAATCACGGTCAGCATCGCCGTAAACAGCAGCCAACATAACGTCAGACATTGTTTCGTAAGCACCTTCCAATTTGTCAAGGATGTTAGCAGAAGTTAAAGCACCGTTAGTGTCGTAGTCTAACACAGCAGCATCAGCAGCCATTTCAGTAGTCAACGCAGTACCTGCAACAGTCAAAGCTTTCTCAGCAGACAATTTAGCGAAGTAGTCAAATACCCAATCCTTGAACTCAGCGTCCATAGTTTCTGGGTTGTTCTGACCTTTCTTCAAAAGAAGACCACGGTAAGAAGTCTCAAGAGCGTTCTTACAGTTTAGGAAAGACCACTTGTAAGTGGTTACGGTCATTTCTTTTTCTCCGATTGTAGCAGCAGATGCTCCATCAAATACACAAAGGTCTGAACCGAAAGATAATGTAGCGTCAAAGATAGGTACGTTTACTTTAGCTTTAACACCGTCAACAAGGCGAAAACGGTTTAATACCGCTGCCGATTTTACCATAGTGTCAATGAACAAGTCTGGACGACGGTCACCGTATGGCAAGTTTGATATTACTATACTCATTTTATTTTAATTTAAGAGGATTCGTTTAATTAATTTACAATAATTACTTGCGGTTAAAGAAGTTATTAATCATATCTACCTTTTCGGGTGTGATACCATTAAAAACTACTGTCTTGTCTTCTACTGTTTCAGTAACTTCTTCAGCCTTTTGTTCAGCAGCAAATTGCTCCTCAACTTCTGCATCAGTAGCAGAGAACTCTTCCTGAAGGTTTTCCTCAAGTACTTCTTCAGTAGCTTCGTACTTGTCTTCCTTCATTTCTTCTTTCTCTTCCTCCTCTTTGTGTTCAGGAGTATGAGCCATTTCCTCATCTTCTTCTACAGTAGCGTTCTCTTCTTGAGAAGCACCCATAGACGCGATGTGCTTTTGAATCATTTCAACGGCTGACTTTAAATCGTCTACACCAGCGAACTTATCTTCAAAAGATGTCATAGCTTCCAAGAGCGAGTTGTTCTCGTTCTCTAAAGCTTCAATTCTTGCTTCGTACTTGTTAGTCATCGTCTCAAATTGAGCCTCCAACTTACCAAGTTCTTTGCCAAAACTAAATTCGTTCATTTGTTCTTCGTTATTAATTGTTGGTTTAATATCTGCCTTAATCTCAATAGAGAAACCATTAATCTCTCCATTCTCAATTGCAGTAAATAATTCGTCAGACTCAATCTTTGCCTTCACGAATACGGTTCCGTTTGGTAGGTTATAACCATAATCTTTAGATTTATCGTTATCACTCTCTTTGGTCCAAACTTCAAGCATCACTACATCGTCAGTATCGTTCTGATGGTTAATGCCAAATGCGTTAAATAACCCTTCCTTGGAATACTTGTACATAATCTCTTGGATTGTCTCCGCAGTGAAGCGTACATAATAGTATCCCATTTCTGGTGAGAAGCGTAGGATTTCCTTATTAGGAATCATAATAGGTCCTACAACCTCTTTCTTCTTTTCATCAGCAAACATCTGTACCTTCTCAACTTCGTTGAAGTGAATGAAGTCTTCCTCAATAGCGGGCTTATCTACAAGAGAAATCTTGTACATCCCTTGAGCGATGTCTTCTAATGATATATCAAATAATGGTAATTTATCCATTCTTTAGTTTTTTAGGGAAGGATTTAATCCAATTAATCCTTTTTCTTATTAGTGGGAACATCCTTGACTTTACGGTCACCCCACGGGAGGTCAGCCACATCTGCACTTGCCTTAACTGTTCCTTTTCGTATAGACTCAGCTTTTCTAATCGCCCAATTAACGCCTGAAGTTCCTCCCCACCCAAGCCAAGCAACATAGCCTCTATCTTTCCAAGGCGTGTCCTTATACTTAGGGTCAATCGCAGCATTCTTTCTATGGCGATTAAACGCAGCCATTCTTGCAATAGTCTCATACGATAGTTTTCTTCTTGATGCTAATTGGTTTGCACGAGTCCATCCCACCGAAGTCATTCCCTTAACTTCATCTCCATACTTCTTCTTCCACTCAAGAACTTTCTTGGCGTTGTTAGTAGCAGATTGTGGGTAGTCGTTGTATGTAGCCATCAAATTAATTTACAATTATTGTAATATCCCTTCTATTGTAATGTAAGCATAATCATCATAGACATTACCACTTGCGCTCTTAACGAGAATTCCCCCTGGAGTTATCCTTGTAGCTGTCAAGGTCTGTAAGAAAAAGTCTAATGAAGCAAGGTTGGAGGTAGGAACAACCATATCAAACTTTATGCGAGGATTCTCACTTTGTAATATTTTTTCAGATACAGCGAAGATATTATCGTAAGTGTCTGTAGTGTCACCATCTTCATCTTCAAACATAAGACTCCACCCTGCTGTATTGTAATGGAACAATCTACCGTTAAATATGTGTTGACCTCCTATGTTAGTACTTAAAGGAGATAAGTCTACATTGGAAAATATTATCTGACTCTCTGTCTTCATCTTATCATCTTGATAAAAACCCTTTAAAGTAGCGTATGGAACCATCATATTAGTTCTGTACAAAGGCTTATCTAAATAAGCAAATCTTAAACCGACGTCTTTGTTTTGAGTAAATACATTTTCAGTAAATCCTAATTCACGTTCACTAAAAGCATCATAATTTGTTATATCATCATAACTTGGAGATTCTGCTCCGCACACGGAGCGATAGTATATAGATGAATTCAAATCTATTTTTAACTCAACTATACCTTCAGAATTAAGTTCTTGAGTTGTGGAACCGATAGTTATTTCATCATTATCTAAATCATCAAAGTACAGGTTATAGTCTTTATTGTTTATTGTCAATGTCTTAACCTTATCTCCTCCATTGCTTATTTTTACCGATTTCAAATCATCAACCAAAGAGTTAATGTTCTGACTTCCTGTTCTAACTACAGACAGCGGGTCTATGCGAAGAACATTTATTCCGTTGTCAAACTCATAAAACAATCCACAATCAAATCTCTTAAGAATAGCAGGGAGTATTTCCGAAACTGCTAAAGGAGATGTTTGGTTAATTGAATCCTCAATGGAAAACTCATCATCAGTCTTATATATAAATGTGTCGGCATTAGATTCAAATTTAATATTTAACAAAGCGTAATCACCGCTGCCGTCTGGCCGACCTATTCTTGTTATAGCTTTTTTAATATCATAAACCTCAAATACATCTTGAACGAGGGGAGCCACGCCTTGATAATAAACTATTGGACTTGTTAATTTAGCATAACTATCAACGTATGATATTTTTAACGAACCCTCTAAAGGCTCAAGGAAATAGTTAACACTATACTCGCTTCCCCCGTTTACAGCCATTTCAATATCCGAAGGAAAGTAAGCTGTTAAAGGCTCAAATGTCAACCTATCAAAAAACGGTACGTTTGGCCCAAGTAAAGTAGGTATCTGATTAGATAAAGGGTCTCCACACTTAAAGTAATCAAAGTCTCCAATATTACTTACTGATATATCATTTTTATTAGAATATCCTTCTAAAGCATTTGTTATGTTTGATGTGTTTAAAACTATATCATTACCCGATACGTCTTGTAATGGTATTTTTTTTACCATTGTACCGTCTTCATAGATTCCAATATTTACTGTCCAAGACATATCAGAATCAATATCTTGAAACAGTATACTCTCAACCATTTTATCTTCTTGAATAACTGGTATCTCGTACTCTAAATCATTAATAGTTACTGGGGAGTTGCTTGAAAAACTAAGAGAAGCATTAAAAGAAACCTTCGGGCAAAAGAAGCCTCTTATACCATCTTCATCAAGACCGTTTACAAAATCATAGGGATAAAAACCCATACGTTTATCTGCACCCCATTCTTGAAGAGCATATAAAGGATTTCCCTCTCCATCAGTACCGTAATTACCTGCGGTCTGCATAGAACCCCACCAATCTGTATGTATTTCTTTTATAGTATTATCTAAGTTGGTACAAGACTCAAGGCTTTTATTTGTCCCCGCCCAAGCTGGCGATTGTCTAACTACAAAAGACCTTCTGTTTACATCTTGCTTTGCGAGAAGTTGTGATGGAACAATCATATGTAGCTTCTCCGCTTGAAAATCGGGGAATGCAGGATTAGCTGCATACTGGCCTAAAGCGAATAATTTTGAGTCAGCCCTAACGGGAAATGCTGTGCTATTCAAATATTGACCTATGTATTCAAGAAATCTTGGCACAGAGAACACAGGCATAATACCCGTCCTATTTAATCCGATTCCGTACTCTAAAAACTGACGAGCAGCGTAACCAAACTTTCCGTCTACATCGTTGCAAAAATCAACATAAGGAAAAGATATTGGCCTTGTGTAATCTGGATTTTGTCCTATGGTTCCAGCCTCACCACTATTTGCTGTAGTATTTAAAAAGTTTGCAAATGTGTGTCGGTTTCTGTAATAAGGCGTAGTCTCTCCATATAAAGTTCCTAACTCAAGGCCACTCATTCCTGCTATATACTTTGATATAAAATCTTTTAAATCTACCTCAATATAAGATTGAGCTGAGTTATATTCAAAAGAAATAACATTGAGTATACCTGATATTTCTGTTGAGCTGCTTCCGTATACTGTAATCTTAAAGTAGAAGTCATCATTTGGAAACTCTCCTGCGGGAGATGTTATCGGCTCAAAGTCAAACCTATTGGATGCCTTGTTGTTAGTTGTTAGTGGTATACGAAGTTTAGTGTAGAAAGGTAGCTTTACCTTATCAATCTCTACGCTGTCGTAGAAATCTAAATCATATTCCAATTGCTGTTCTGGAAACAGGTCAACTTCATAATAGCTGTTAGCTAAGTTGGTCCTGCTAATCTCTAACTTAAACTCCATACTAACGAGTTGCGATATTAAATTCTAAAGAAGACTTAAACTTATTGTTTAGCGTGTCCAATGATATATCTGATAAACCTACACCATATGCCTTATTATCACACAAATCGGCAAAAGCCACATTGGAGGGTGTTATTATAGATGATGCTACACCAAAGTATTCGTTTTTTTTAGTGGGTATAATCAGAGAGTAGGATGTGTTTGAAGCATATTGACTGTAAGCCTTTGAGTACAATCCATTCTCTACGTCTATACCTATTCTGTACACATTTACCTCATCAATATCGGTATCATTGTAAAGAAATACAGTAGCTGTAAAACTTGAAGGATTTACAGGGTATATATTCTCATCAAAGGTAATCTCACCCGTGGATTGATTTGTACATACGCCATACACAGCTTTCTCGTAAACATCTGTGTATACGACCTTTACTACATCTCTGTTCTGCACTGCTCCAATAGCACCCGCAGTAGCACGGATAATATTGTCAGCAGATTTAATAAACGCTATTCCGTTGTACTGAGGGTCAATTCCTTGTGTGAATTTTCTAAATACTAAATCAGCCATTATATTCTGTCGTTTCTATCTCTAATTCTACGTTCTGTAGCGTTACCACGCAAGTCTTTGTCCGTAACATAAGCTCTTACAGGCTTGCTTACACCTATAGCTGTTGAGGTTGTAGCCTCTGCGATAGCCTTTAGGTAATCTACACTTTCATTCATAGGCGAAGATACTAATCCTCCGTCTGCAAATTTACGACTCCCGATAATAGGTCTAACTCTTGTTGAGTCGTTTATTCTTTTTAATAAATCGTAATTTCTTGATGTAGCATCTTTGTTTACAATAAACTCACCACCTTCCATTTCATATCCCCCTCTTCCTTGAACTGTAAAAGGTACTCCGCCCTGTTCGTGTGATGGACCGTTTACAACACCACCATCAGCAAACTTTTTAGGGAAAAACTTCTTCTGTCCGATAGCAGCAAGTTCCGCTCCGTAGGATGCTGTTGCTAAAGCACCAGATAAAGCTGCTTTAATTGACAGTCCTATTGGATTTGCTTCTTTATCGTAGATGATTAAGTTTGGTATAATAGCTCCTAACGCTTGAAGATAACCTGTGGTAGCGTTCTGTCTATCTCGTTTCTTTTCGGATTCAAATATTTTCTTATCAACTGCGTTCTCTTCTGCAATTTTAGCCCTGCGAAGTTCTTTCTGTTTAGTTCTGAATTGAGTCTCTGTTATAAGCTGGTTATCTAATTGAGACTTTAAGATATCTTGCTCTACCTCGTATCTTGAAGCTATCTCTTCCTTTTCAGCGTCTAAGCGATTCTTAGTGTTTTCTAAAGCTGTATCATTAAACTTAGATATAATTTCTCCCGTAGATGCTAAAGCCATACCCACGGCTTCCTCTATAGAAAGGTCAACTACAAATGCCTGCCCTAATGCTTTAATGGTTTTTTTTGTATCCTCACTTGCTTTTTGATAATCTTCGGCACTCTTTTTAGCGTTTAGATAAGACAAGACAATCTTATCAAGCATATCCTTTAACTCTTGATTTGCAACAGTGCTATCTTTAATAGTTGTTATTGAAGATATTAGTGATGCTTCAAGAGCAGCTTCTTTTACTTCATACTCCGCTAAAGTTATTGTTTCATCTTTAAGTTGTTTTCCTAATTCCTCAAAAGATTTTTTGTAGTCTTTTAATATCGTTATACCTTCTTTACCTATTTCTGATTGCGTAAACTCTGTAAACTCTTGATACTTATCTGAAGTTTTTTGTATTTCGTCAGCGAAGTCGGGGTATTTGTTTTTAAGCTCTTCAACGGAATTAATAGAGTTGTTATATGCCGCTTGAATAAGTTTTTCTTGTTTCAGTCTTATTTGAGCTGCCTGTTCTGCATCTTTAGCACCAGCTAACTCTACATTCGTTATAGCCTTTATTGCATCAATCTCTGCATCTAATGTTGATTGAATCCTCATTAGCTCTGAGTTAAACAAAGTTTTTTGAGCATCAGCTCTTTTTTTGTCTATTGCTGATTGGTTATTTTCAAGATTATCTACTTTATCAACTAATTCTTTGTATAAAGATATTCTTTTTTCTAACACTATGATTTCATCAACATCTGTTGACCTCTCTCTTTCTTCTCTCAATCCTTTTAGTTTCTCCCCAAGACCTTTAGACACACGGTCTTGTTCTTTTTCTACCAGCAACCCTTCTTTGGCTGACTGTGTTAATCGGTTTGTCAAGTTAATAGCCTCGTTGTAGTCTTCGTTTTTAGCTGCTATTGCTATCCTTTCCTCTCTAATAGCATTAGCTCTTTCTGATGCAAGTTCAACGAGACCCTCTGCTAATAATAATTGGTCATCAACACCAGGAATACCTTGACTTGCCCAATTTCTAAGTGTATTTATAAGGTTTTCACCCTTGTCTATTTTATCTTGGAGAATTTGTACTTGACTGTTAGTTAAATTACCAGAAGACTCCAACACATCAAACAACGCCTGAGAAGTGTTTATAGCAGCTTGCTCTGTAGTGTCTTCAAAATCTACCAAGGAGTCAGTTAGAGAATTGAATCCTACAGATGTCTCCGCAGTTGCTTGGGCAATAACTTTAAACGCTCTCGCTTGACTTGCAACGGCTGGGTCTAAAAGTTCAAGAAGCTCAAGAAAAAACTCAGTCTGAGTTATATAGTCTCCCAAGCGAATACTCGCTTTGTTGTAAGCTGATGTAAGCAAATCAATCTGACCACCTGTAGAGGACATTTGTTTTGCATTTGCACTGAGCAACCTTGTGTTATCTTGCAGCTCTTTATTCAGTTCTTTTATTTCATCTATGTTCTTAGATAAAGTGATAGCAGCGGCTGCACTTCTTTTTCCGAAAACATCTGTCGCTTCAGCAACGTTTAGGTTTTGTCTTGATACATCTTCTAAGAATTCTATAAATGGTCTACCATCTTTAGCTGCTTCTATTAGTATATTGCTAAGACCTGTACCAGCTCTTGATGCTCTGAATCCGTTATCAGCTAAAATACCAAGTAGTGACGCTGTCTCCGAAAATGTCAATCCACTCTGTGCGGCAAGAGGACCAACATACTGTAGTGCAGTGCCAAGGTCATTTAACGATAATGCTGATTCGTTTACAGCACCAACTAATACATTTGCAAATTTATCAGCTTCTTCTGTTGTAGCTTGAAATTGATTTAAAGCTTTCTTTAAAGCTGATGCTACTCCACCAGGCTCTTCTCCCAATGCTTGAGAAAGCAGGGCTACAGGACGTGTTAAGTTCTCAAGGTCATCTACTGATGTCCCCAGCTTTGCTAACTGTTTCTGTAACTCTACCACCTCAATAGCCGTAAGGGATGTGGTACCTGAAACATCAAACACTACTTTTTCAAGCCTACTCATATCTGAGGCTGTGAGGTTTGCTATAGCGGCAACGTCTGCTAATGCTCTTTCAAGTTGTATTGCTCTTTTCGCTGAGTTTACAAAAAGCTCACGAAGTAATCCTATCGCAGCGTTCACTCCAGCATAAGCGAGAGCATACCTTGAGAGTGTTCCTACAGCAGTTTTTAATTTACCAAAGAATCCTTTGCTGACTACTGAACCTTGTTGAGTGGTAGCATTAAATCTTTTTTGAGATTGGTTTGCAGCATCAATTAATCTCTTATGAGTTGGAAGCGTTGAAGATAATTTTCCTTGAGCGGAAGCCAACTCCTTAGAAGTTTTTATAGCCTTTTCTTCTACAGTAGCTTTTTCTTTAGTTAACCTCTTGTATTCTTTTGTGTTCTTGTTTACATCCTCAAGTTGCTTATTTAGTAGCTCTAACCTTTCGGTGTATTTATTAAGCTTATCTATGCTTTGTTGTGTGTTAGCCATTATAGTGTCTCAATTAATCTGTCAATAGAAATGGTTGCCTCGCTGGTAAACAGCTCTGTCAATCTATCATTTATTTTTACTTCAGCTTTACTTAAGGTAGCCTTTACTCCTGTGTTCTTGTACTCAAAAGGATTGAAAAAGTTTGACCTATTCTTAATTCCATTTTTTTTAATTCCATTGGCAATAGCAAATGCGACCCTACCCACATCAATGGGATTACTCGGGTCCATTGGTCTTGTTTCTTTTTTCCTCCCCTTTCCTCTGCTTGGAAGTATAAATGAAAGTCCTCGTGAAGATTTTTGTTTTATCCAGTCCTCTAATCTATCAATACTTACAAGTCCGTTTTTACTCGGGAAAGGTTTTAATTTCTTAGAGTGTGTAGTTAGTTGATAATACTTTTCATCAACTCCGTACTTTAATTGTGTTTTGATTCTAACAGAGGATGGAACGCCTTGTTTAATTCCATAAACCCTTACGATAACAGCTTTTTTACCATTAGGAACAAGCCATCTGTCATCAGCACTTGGAGTTATTGATTTTGATTCAGATGGATTAATAAGTTGTCCCGAAGCAATGTGATTCTTTTGCTTGGCTATTTTTACAATAGCTTTTATTATAGCTGACTTTCTGAATGCCCTTGAGGTTTCTGAAACTGCTATTAGTCGTATTTGATTTTCATACTGCTTGCGGGTCATATGCCTTAAGAGTCAATGCCTCTCGTATAAGGCTTGCGAGCAAGAACCACGCTGAAGTCACTCATCGCTGAGGTTATGTTATACTCTTCACCCATAGCCGAGACAAGTTCTACTTCGCCAAAGTCAACATCGTAGCCCTCTTGTATTAGGTAGTCTTGTAGCTGTCCAATAACAAAAAGGTTTTCCTCTGAAGATATTATTGATTCTAAATCATCGTCTTCTCCAATCTTGTCTATGACTATTGCTCCAAAGTCAAGCGTGTATATTGGAGAGTTTAAGTCTCTTGATATGTTTGCCTCAAGTAATAGAAGGGCAAGGGTCTTGAAATTGAACTCTCTGTTGTTTAAGTCCTCCTCTGTATTAGCTACAAAGAACTCGTTGACCATATTGTGGTCATCCGCAAAAGACTTTATCTTGCTGTAAAGCTCTGTGAGATTGTTCATATAAACCTTTCTTTAATTTACAATTTACTCATAGCTTGATTCTGTCTCTCTCTTGCAGACTCTATCTTGCTACGCTGTGCTAAATAAGACATTTCTGGCAATACTGTACTCATAGGCAACATATATATTTCCTCATACTTCGTTACATCTTCATTGCCGAGCATTCTAACTATGGAGTACCAATACCACTGTTGGCTAAACAACATATCCGATGTCTTCTCTTCCTCCTCCTGTTCTTCCTCGTCTTCGTTAACAGCATCATAAAAAACTCCAGCAAATTCTTTAAACAAAGTTGTGTTTCTGTCTTCAATGAACTTGTCTAATATATAATAAACTTCCCTTACATCATAAGAAAGTATATCTTTTTCGTTATTGTATTCATCCGTGGCACTTTCGTTGTCAAATACTTTGTGGTGAGATGGTCTTATAATTAGTTTCGCTATCTCTAAGTCAACCCTGTGGTCGGCTAATTTTGTTTTACCCGTTATTATCTGCTCTAACATTATAAACTGACCAAGGACCAAGTCTTTAACACTTGTGTGTATACTCTTGGAAGAGGATACTGACACTGGACTCTTGATATTGTCCTTTATTGGATATGTTTCACTTGAACTTCTTATGAAGTCCAACCTGTCTAAAGGGTTCAGCGTTTCAATAAAATCTTGCGGATTATTTTTCACACCTATGTACTCCAACATAGATATGTG